TCACACGTGCATTATCTACAATGAAGGACTTAACTGTGTCATGGATGGTTACAGACTTGATTATGTCCCTTGTTTTCCAATTGGTGATATAAACAAATTCGTTTACTTTTTGTGTGTCAACTTGAATATCTATGTTCACTAAAGTGTCAAACTCAACCAAGGTATCAGACTTTACAATAAAGGTAGTGTCATTAGCACACATACCTGATTTAATGACCTCTTTAGCAACTTGGTCAAATTTGTTTCTATCTTTTAATACTTGTTTTACTGGATTGCAAGAAACAAAAAATGTGATAATAAAAAGTATGTAATATTTAAACATATTTTATTTTTGTTTTATTTTTCCTTTGCCCATTTAAATATGCTCTTAAAGTAGATTGTTTATAACCTAATTCTATTGCACATAATTTTATGCAATCCCATACTTTATTTGTTTCTGTGCAATATACCTTTTTTGCTAAATTGTGATTACCTAAACTATTTGCTTTTGATAATTTATCTCTATACTCTTTAGAAAATACTTTACCATAATTAGGATTATTTGCTCCAAGTTTTTTTTGCCTTACTTTTTCTATATGACTTGGACTAAGTTTTTTTCCTTTGCTCGGAGAAGGCATACCTAAAGTACCATCTCCTCCATCAGTTAAATTAGATAATATTCCTGTTTTATTATTAATTCTACCATATAATTTAATAAATTCTTTTTCTTTTATTTTTGCATCTTCATAAGATATGTCATCAAATAATATTTCTACTATATAATCTGTTTTAGAAACAATCCTGCCCCATACCTCATTTCTCTGTTCTTTACTATTTGCTCTTGTATACGAATAATTATTATTACAAGAACTAATTCCTATATAAAAAGGTTGATTCTTGTCAGTTCTAATATGTCTATAAACGTATGCCATCAAAATATATTAATCATCCTTCTTGAATATTTTCTCTGCTGAAGTTAAACCAAGGCAACCAAACGCAAGAGCAGATACAGAGTAAACCAGTGCTTCACTTGGTTCAGTTTCGTAGAATGAATTGTGATACATTGTTACGCAAATAATTATTACGCAGATAAATCCACATAAACGCTTCATTGATAGTCTGCCGTTTTCTTCACAAAAGAATTGTTTCATTGATTTTCTGTTGAGTCAATTGATGAAATGGAATCCGTAGAAGTTTTCTTTCTACCCCAAAAGTTTGTCTTTTCCTTGATGATAATGGTATCTCTAATTGTAATAGTCTTAACTATTTTTGCATCCTCTTTTAACTTAGCATTTTGCAATTTGATGCTTAATACGTTTAGCAATACTTGCTTCTCTGCTTTCTCAATATGCTTGTCAACTTTTGGGAGGAACTTTACAATAGTGTCAACGTGTTCCCTTGATTGCATAAGGATAGTATCAACCCTATCAAAAAGGACTTTCTCCTCCTTGACAGGGTTGGCACATGATGAGATAAATAGTAATACAATTAATCGTTTCATTTGATTTTCCCAAGTTCTTGAAGGACTAAGATTTTAGATGTTGTAGCAGAGAGCAATGAATCAGACCTCTTGAGTTGAATCCCAAGAGCATCAATTTTTGCTTCTAACTTTTCTATCTTGCTTCCTTGCCGTTCAATCTGCTCGGTATATTGCATCTTTTGGTCTACATACAAGTAACCAATTGCAATAAGTGTAATGAACAGAAAACCTTTAACTGGGTCTTTGCTGAACTGCTCAAATGAAATCGGTAATGCACTAATTTTTTTATCCATTTTCGTTTTTCTCTTTTTGGAGTTCTTCTGCAATCTTTTGATTAACCTCTTGGAGTTGCTTTTGCAAGTGTTCCAAATTTGCCAATAAATCGTAAGCAGCACCTTTCAATTCTAATAGTGTCATAGTTTAAAATTTAGATTCAAATTTACTAAATAATTGTGAGATTAAGTTTCTCAGCCGACCAATTGTAAATCCAAGCGTTGATTGCCATTGCAGGTTGGTCGCCCCAAGCGATGTAGTCCGCACCATCAATGGTAAGATTGCCTTGAGCAACTTGCTCACCCATTGATTCAACACCTTCAGCATCTACAACTTTGGTGAACAACTGCCAATAATTCGTAGCACTTGATTCGTAATTGTCATTGATGCAAGTCACTTGAAAATACTCTGCTTGTTTGCTTTCGCCATTTACCCATACATTGATAGGTGAGATTTGTTTTGCCATTTTTATTTTATTTTAAATTTATATAACGAATGTCCATCCTGTGGATTTATAAACATATAACCCCTCTGTTGCATCTGTTTGATAAACGATGAGACCAACAGCTGGAGATGAGATGGCAGCACGTTGGGTACTTGTCATCCGAGGAGGAAGGAAGCCTTTGGTATTTGAATCTGCTTGTAGTATTGCTGATGCGTTTGCAGTTCCTCCACCTATGTTTACATTATTGCTGAACGCAGTAGCACCTGTGGTGGTATTTAATGAAATACCAATACCATTAAAAGCACCACCTATCCCACCACCACCAATTCCATATACATTTGCAGCTGTTTCAGCAATTATAAAATTTGAGCCAGTGCCATTGTTTGAAAAAATATTACCGCTATTTGAACCTCCTATCCTAGCAATTGAACTTATATAACCACCATTAGATGCTGATATAGCCGCTGTTGTTGAAGTAAAAACACCACTTGATGCAGTAACACTACTTGAAATTGTTGCAGCACCTGTTACCTGCAAACGGCTACCATTGTCAAACGTAGTTCCCACAAGGAGGTTGCCACTGGTTGGTGCTATAATAATATTATTTGCACCTGTTTGATTACCTTGTATTGATAAAGCACCTGTTGATGCATTTCTTGAAAAATCATAATAAGTAGTTGCATTACCAATCCTAAGTATAGAACCACTATCGTTTGCTACTCTGTCAAATACAGCATTTGCTGCCGTTACACTACTTGAGAATGTAGCTGCCCCTGTGGATGCTATTTTAAATATATCATCAGCACTTGATTTACCTATTTGTAAAAAGTTGTATGCTTGACTTGCATGACCCTTTACACTAAAAGGAACCCTATCTCCGCTAAATGCACTTGTGTCTATATCTACTACACTTTGCCCAACAGTAGTACCTGGGCGAACTAAAAATAAATGACTAAAAGTTCCACCCGTAATCCTCGCAGTTCCGTTGACATCAAGTAAAAACGTACTCTCTGTTGCCGTTCCCAAAAGTAATCGCCCGTTTGGAGTTAGTCGCATCCTTTCAGAACCATTGACAATAGTAACTAACGGATTGGCATTTTTCTGTTCAATATACCCGGCAGACCCTCCACTATACATTTCTAAAAATGCATTACCTGAACTAAAACTTGTTCTAATTGCACCACCTAATACATCTAATTTTGCTTGAGGCGATGAAGTACCTATACCTACGTTAGCATTTTGAATAATGTAGTTTGAACCTGATGTAAGCGGTGTCCACGCCCAACTATTTGTATTTGATTGTTGAAATGAAAAACCATCTGTTGCTCCATTTCTTATTTGTATACCTGAAGCACCTACAACTTCTAATTTTGTCGCAGGTGTAGTAGTCCCAATCCCCAACCTTGCATTAGCAGCATCCCAAAACAGATTATTTGAACCCGTCTGACTACTCGTTCCATTCCAATATGCAACTTGTCCCGTTACACCGCTACCGCCAACCTTACCGCTAAACGTTGACCAATCAGCAGAACTCAATGCACCCCTATTGGTTGCACTTGCCGTTGGTAGGTTAAAAGTATGTGTATCTGTTGCTGAACTAATCGCAAAGTCAGTTCCACTTGTACCCGTTGCAAAATATTGCGTGTTCGCAGTCAATCCATTCAACGATGCTACACCACCTGCAAATGTTGTAATGATTTCACAAAGGTTGTTATCTTCAGTATGCAAAGTGATATTCCTTCCACTTGTTATTACATATACTCTTATTGCGAGTCTGTCTGTTGCAAGTAATGTAGTCTGTGGAACTGCAAGAGATGACAAATAAAGGTCAACCGCAGTTCCTCCTGTAATTGTTTCGGGATTTGTTGAACCATTGGAAATGCTTGTGAAAGTAGTTCCATCATATTTAAGCAATTCCAAATAAAACGCAGGAGTTCCCCCTGCTGATGAAACATTAAAATACATTTCAAAGTTCCACGCACCTGCTGGAATCTCTAATCTATTTGGGTCATTTGCATCCGTAATGAATTGAGCAATTAACCCATCTCCTTGCAAATTAGTTCTTGTAAAGTCTGTACCTGTACCAATTACAGGTATTCTATTCATTTCGTAGTAAACGCTGCCACCTATTGTTCCTTGATTAACACTACCATTAAGATAGTAGTTAACTGAGGAACCACCACCTGCACCGCTTGGTAATGTAGCAAGTTGACCATCACCTCTGACATATTGAGATGCCGTACCTGCACCCGTTACCGCTATTGTTCCATTGCTTGTTAGAGGTGAATTACTAACCGCAAATGCTGAAGGCATGGAAAGTCCAACCGATGTAAGACCAGGTGTAATATCACTCAACAATGCCAATGTACCACTAAGGTTTGGCAAGGTGTATGTCCTAAGAGTATTGTCAGTTAAACCACTTGGGTTTAAGACAAAGTTTTTAAAATTTGGCGAAGTAGTAGCAGCTGTAAAATAAAATACTCCTGTATTTAAAGTGCTTATTGTAGAATAACCATCCAAGTTCGCAGCAGAACTACCGAACTGTTTTATTCTTAATGCACCACCTGCTCCAGTAGCACCTTCTACAAATACTGAACCTGCCTTTAAATCATTGCCACCTAAATCAACATCACCCGTTGCACCGCTATATGGAACACCTGCATTATCTGCCGACCAAAAGGTATCGTAATTTGTTCCACTTGACTTCTTCAATACTTGACCCGTAGTTCCACCAACGGGAACACCTACACCCGCAGGACCTTGAGGACCTGCTGCGTTGCTCACATTTACAACTATGTCTTCACTGCTCTCAGTAACTATGACTAAATCATTCTGAACATTTACATCAATACTCATCTCTTATGGTTTAGTTACATCATCATAAACAATAAAATCACCTTCAAGGTAGGTCTTTACAGTAGTATCAGAAAAGGTTACTTGCATATCCCACACATAATTACCTTTTGCAATATCAACCAACTTGTTAACTGTTATTTGGTTATTGCTCACACCTCCGATAGTCACACCGCTACCATTGGTCAAACTAAGGGCAAGAGTACCTCCGCATCCTTTACGGACCTGAATATAAACTGTTGCACCAAGCAAACTGATTGGTGTAGTATCTGCTAAAAGAGTAAACACCTGCTGCCAAGTGTCATTCCTCCAAATTTGAATATCAAGTTTCCCTGGTCTGAAATCTGATGCCATTTTCTTTTTCTTTAAATAGGTTTATGATGGATAAGTGTAGTCTGTTGGAACTTCACACCTATTCTGTAAGTATGGTAAATCAAGTGCAATAGTTGCACTAACTCCTGCTAAGTATTCGGGTGTGTCCTCCGTAAAGAAGTCAAGTGTTACCGCATCTTGCAAAACAAAGTCAAAGTCATTGTAGTGCAACTGTGCTACTATATCTTGAGCAGTTAGTAATTGGTCCGATAGAACCTCTTGCTCGTTTGATTGTTCAGGAAGTACCCTATCACAAAAAAACATGGTAAAGTTGACAGTTGAACTCTTGCCATTGATGGATGCACCCGTGAGGTCAAAGAATAAAGCAGGGTAGACATTGTCAGTACCCTTACTCAAAAAATCAAAAGCGTTTCCGTAATAGGTTGTCTTGATTTGTTGATGGGCATTTCCCAAGTCCTCTATTGTCTTTATGATTTGGTTTAGGGTCATCCTTTTTTATTTTTTCAAGATAGACACGGAGTTTCTCTTGGTTCTTTTTAGTGTATGTTTTATTCGCCACAACAACGATTTATATCTCCTTGATATTTTTCTTCAAATGTTTTGTATCTACCGCAATCATAATCCCCCAACCAAATTGTAGTGGTGTAGGCATCATTGTCTGGGACAATGGTATCAACACCAGTTCCAGGATTAATGTATTCGGGATATTTAGCACTCGCTTGAGATTCTTGCTTGAGGTACTTGATTAACCTTTGTTTGTAGAACTCCGCCCTTGCACCATACCTATTCGCTACATCTGCCAACTCTGACGCACTCGGTTCTGTTTGGTTATCACCTGACTTCCTTACTACTCCCTTATTGTAGAACTGGTAAGACAATGCCATTGGGAGTTCACTCATTACATAGTAAACCAAGCAAGGTGTTATGTAGGTGTTAAGCAAAGTTTCCTCATCGCAAGTCAAATCACCGCATTCAATACCCGTTTGTAACTTCTCATAAAGTGCAGTTCCCAAAGCAGGGAGGATATATGCATCCTGTGCATAAAGGATATCAGGAAAGACTAACTTAGGGTCTACATTTACATGAAGTCCTGTTCTGTCCTTTATCGTATCTACTGAGATAAATAATATATTTCTGCTCATTTTATTTCTTCTTTTTTACTACTACATTTCGCCTCCATTCGTGCCTGCAACTTGGTGAATCTCCCCACCAACCACCGCCTCTATCAAAGACTGAATAACCAAGTCTTGCACTTAGCATCTCTATCCCGCTTCTACTCCAAAGTCTTTGCTCACCATACAACTTCCGACAAAAAGACCTTGAAGGTTTTTCTAACGAATCTCTATCCTCTTTTGGTACAATCGGTTTCCACTCGTAAGAATACTTAACCTCAAAGGTTGTTACATCCATATCATCAACCAACTTGCTCAATGGTTTGGTTAACTTCCTTTCATCAATCTTAGGGTCATAAGTTACTGCACCCGATTCAACCAAGTAATACAATCTCCCTTGTACAACCTCTCTGCTTTTCCTTACTGCACTTGCAATGTCATCAATGCTTATTTTCCTATCCTTGTCAATTAAGGCAAGGATTTGCTTATCAAGTGTCTTGTCTATCAAATCACCCTCTGCAAACGCATCCCGACTGCTAAAAACCGCCTTTGAATTGATTATGGTATAATCACTCTTAGGTTCTCCAACCTCCCTAAATAAGCCTATAACAGTGTCCTCATCCAATGCAGAAAAACTAAAGTCCTCGGTCATTGGGTCATCATCTATGCCGAGCATAGCATTAACCTCATTGTCGGTCATTCCAAGACCCGATTTGAGCATAGTTACTGCAATCTCTTTGGATATCTTACCTTGAGAAAACTGCCTAATAACACGCATCAAGTGTTGGTATTGTCTACCACTAAGATTCTTTAGATTATCGTTTACCTCTACTTGTTCTTGATTCAAACTTGGTTGAGTTGCTTCAGTTGGTGCATATTTTGCAACATCAATACCTGCCTTTTCCAATAACCACTCTTTAGGAGCAATCTGCAAAAGTGCTTGTTCGCTTAACTCAAACCCGATAGGTTCTACTGGTATAATGCTTATCTCTGAAGTCGCACCTTTTAAGGTTGCAAGTTGAGTAAAGATAGATTCAAGGAACTGCTGCTTATCGTTTACATAGGTGTTCTTAAATATCTCATAAGAATCCCTTATTTGTGTTCTGCTGCCCAACTGCCCAGGTTCGGCAATACCGAAAAGACTTGGTGAGGTGATTTGATGACCTGCAAACAAGTTATTCTGTATAATCAAGTCAACCCTTGTGAAGTCCTCTTTTGTAATATCACTTGCACCAAGGTCCTCTATAATTGGTTTTCTTGCAGGGTCAGTGGTAAATGACAAGATAAATTTCTTTCCATCACTACCACTAAATCTATCTGTAAACCTTCTTTCAATGTTTCTCTTCTCATCGGGTGAAGGTTCACCATTTGGAAGGGTAATAAGTTTGGATGCACTGAATCCCGTTTGAGCATTGCCAAGAACGTGTCTGCTGACTTCTATATCAGATTCAATATAGTTCAATGCACCCATATAACCAGGCAAAGCATAAGTATCTAAACCTGGTCTATATTCCTTAATGTAAAGTATCTGCTTCCCTTGACGCACTTTCGTGTTGAATGCCATCATAGGGATTAACTCATCCTTTCTTTCGTTCCAATCTTTTTTGTACCAAAACTGTGTATTGTCCGTGTTGGACCTTATTTTGGTATAGTCAATATGTAAGACATCGGTTAACTGCCCACCCGTTACGGACCAAATCACCTCAAGGTAAGCACCTCCAAAGATTTCAATGTCAATAGAAACCTTCCTTGTCAAATCGTTCAAGGATTCAAACTGATTAGGTTGTGCAATGAATTGGTCCGCAATAGGGTCTACCTCATCACTCTTCCATCCGTTTCCGATAATGTAATTAACCTTACCTTTTACGATAGCATTGTGTTTTGCACTTTTATTGTAAAGCGATAAAAGATAGTTAGGGTAATCGTTCTTTTCACCGAATTCAATATATCCCTTGCCCCTCTTTTCTCTATATTCGGGTTGCCTTGCCTCTTGAAAATTAAGTATTACTAAATCATTCATCTTGTTATATATGTATTGTCAACCTCGTGCTGCGTATATTCAAAAGTGGTTGATGGTGACAGTTTCATTATCCCTTCCTCAAGCAATGTAGTCGCTTGGGTATAGTCTACATTGTAAGCACTTGTTTGCTCATAGACATAATACAACCACTCTCCGATATTACCCAATCCAAAATACTTCGGTACTTTGATGCTAAACTTGTTGTACCTATCCTTAAAAGGTGATACATCAAGAGCATTTAGCAAAACAAAAGTAACCTCATCCCGTGTGGTCCTATTGACAAAACGAAACAGGTAATTAGGTGAAGCAAGTGTCTGCTTCTCCGTTAATGTTAGGTAAATGAACTCAGTCGCCCCTTGTGTCAGTTGTATCATTGTATCTAAATAGGTAATCTGCAAACTTTTACCCAAAAAGAAAGGCATCCGATATGGATGCCCTTACTTCATTCTAAACCTTCCTATTTACGCAGTAAGACCTGCAATTATTGAACTTGAAACTTCAGGAGCAAGTGCAGGTTCATTACCTGTAAAGGTCAATGTATAACCATTCCTATCTCCGAAAGCAGCACCAGTCGCACCATTACCACCAGTCAAATCAGCACCATTTACCTTTCCAAGCAACCAATATTTATCGTTACCATCCTGAACTACTGCAAGGAGATTGTTTTTTGCAAGAAGCAAAATCTCGTTTCTTGTAGATGCTTGAAGTTTATTCAAAATGATTGACAATTCTTGAGCATAAAAAACAGTACCATTCTCAACAGAGGCGGTAATGTTTTCGGTAAGTGAAGAGGTTTGCTTTACAAGTTGATACTTATAAAACACCTTTCCTGCTGACTTTGTAATAGTAGTAACAACGCCTGATGCCTCTGTAATCGTAGTAACATCACCGAATGGAATGAACCAAACTGCTTTGATGCCACCAATGGACTCTTTACAGTCCAATACATATCCTTGAGTTAAAGCACACGGCATAATTATAAATTTTATAATGAAGGCAAGGGATGTAAACCACCCCTCACCATCAATGTTATTTAAACGAAGAACTTAACAATCTCATCAGGGAAAGCAAAGTTGATTCCCATTTTGAATTCAGACACAAACCTAACTTGGTCTGCTTCCTTAGCATAGAAGATTTCAAATCTTTCCTCTTCGTTCAAAAGGTCTGTACCGATGAAGAAGTTAGAAATCCTTGCAGCAACGATGTCATTTGTACCATTCAGACCTTGAACTGCGATTACACGCACGTTAGTACCTGGGAGGAAGAACTGACCATTTGCAGCCTCATCGTACTTGTAATGGAACAAGTTAGAAGACTTCAACTTTACAGTGTAAGTACGGAAAGTGTCCATACCGCAGAAGATAACCATATCATCCTTGTCAACTACTTGAGCAGGAATTGCTTTGTAGATATCATCAAAGATGCTAACTACATTTGTATCAGTGATGGCAGTTTCAACTACTCCGTGAAGTGCTACGCTATTGGCATTTACAACTGATGCACCTGCTGAAGTAATCAAAGAAATCAATCCTGTGAACTTGTTAAGGTTTACATCAACACTTGCAGTGTTACCTTGCCACAATGCCTTCTCAAGTTGTGAAGAAATCTTCTCTGTTTTACGCTTAGAATACTCTTCAGCATAAATCATTGAATCATACATAGAACCAGCAGGAAGTGCTTTCTGCAAATACTTTGCTTCAAGGTCTTTCAAGCAAAGTGCTTCATTCACTTTTATCTTCCCGACTGTAACTGTACGCTGCGTGAAGCTGGTCAGACCAGAGGCGTTGAATCCGCAAGATGAACCATCTTGGAAGATTGCATCTGTATCCATAATGTTGATGGTTTCGGCGGACTTAACACCTACCATCACGTTTCCTTGCTCCTTAATTAAAGAAGCGGTTTTGCTACCAAGTACAGAAGAAGCGACAAGCAGTTGCTCGTTCTCTTTAGTATAGGCTGCCAATGTTCCTACTGAAAAACTCATTTTATTTAATTTTTATTGTTTGAGAAATTTTTACTTAATAGATTTAGCAAAATCAAGAAAGCGACTAATTTTATCTTCCTTCTTTTCAATGTGCTGATTAAACTTTTCTTTTGGTGCTTCAGTAGCATTTGCAGATGGTGTGTTCAAAAGTTGAACCAAAACATCTGAAATGTCACTCATACCCTTGCTGAACTTTGCTTCTTGAGAGGCAAGTTTGGCATCGTATGCCATCTTAATCTCATCAAGTTGCTTCTGCATTTCAGCAATCTTTTTCTTCATCATGTCCTCTTCTTCCTTAGATTCAACAGAAATCTCAACCTCAGGAACTTCAGGAAGTTCAACTTCAGGTACTTTAATTTCTACAATTGTTGATGCCTCATCAAGCAGTATAACAGAACCATCAATGAGTTCATGTTCACCAGCAGGAGCAGGAACTTCGTTTCCACCCTCATCTACCAGTGTAACCTTACCACCGACTTCTAACTTATCAATCATTACCTTAGCACCACTCTTCAGCGTATATTCCGCAAAAGATTGGAGAGGTTCAGCAGAAGGCATAGGCATTTCACCTGCTTCTGCGAACATTTGTTTAATCTTGTTAATTGCTTCCAAAGTTGTCATAATAACTTTTGGTAATAAATAGGAGGCATTTCCCAATGTACCATATACAAAAAAAGGCAGGTGTAGAAACACCCGCCTTAACCAAACGCTATGAAAAAATGCTACTTAACTTTAGATAGCACTTTTAGGACATTTTCCCAAAGTTGCTCAATCTTTTTATCGCCACTCTTCTTGTAATTAAATTGCCCTTCAACGGAGAATCCTCTTACATTCCCTGCCTTAATCTCTGCCCATACTTCGGGATTGTCTACCTTGAACGAACCGAACCAAGACCCATCGGGTACATCCTCAAATCCTTTCATCGGGTATATTCCCCTCACCTTGTCACTGATAAATGATTCAAACATTGTCACACCTTCAACCGATTGACCTGAATCGTGCATAAGGTTCACGTTTGCTTGATACCCTTTCTTGAAGTACCTCTGTGCAATCTTTTTTATCGTTTCCTTTGTAAAGACTACATAATATTCCCCGTTGTGGTCATTGCGGTAAATAGGAGTATCTGCCAACATTAATGGACCGCTAATGATTTGTTGGTCCTCATCTTGGATGACAAAGTTCTGTCGGTCAAGTTTTTTGAGTTTGTTACTTGACCATTCAATCATAGAAGTACCTCCCCAAGCATCCCACATAAGACCACCGCATCCTTCGGAATAGGGAACATCTTTATTCTGTTGATGCCTTTTGAATCCGCTAATTCTTGCGATTGTTTCACGTGAAATCGGTTCTCCCTTTGCGATTTGGTTTGCCCTTATCTTTCCAACCTCCGTGCCACATTCTCCCCATCCGTTTTTCTCTGCCCAATCCAATGCCCTCTGTGCGTTGTTCTTTGCACTTTCGGGATAGTCTGTGTAGGATTCAGCAAACTCATCTTCAGTAAAGGCAAGGAAGGACCGCTCTATGGCAGGTCGGTCAACCAAACTAATCACATCCACCTCAACATCATCCTCAAGGTCATTGGTTATTTCTAAGTTGAAAATTGGTATATTCTTTTCCATTTTTGTATTTTTTATAAACTATTATTACCCAAGTCTTGCTGCTCGGTTTATTCTTATTATCTTTTCTTGTTGGTTAGTGATGTCAGATTCCACAACGTATGCTCTTCCCGTTGCAGACCCCATCTCGTTTATAGATGCTTGATTTAATTGTGTTACTGTGTTCACAGTTGATAATTGTGGACTGACAGGAGCAGATGCAAGACCGCTACCTGATGGTAGATTTACCCCACCTGCACCACCTTTAACTTGAGATAGAACTTGTTTTGCTTTACCTGCTGCACCTAAAACCGCAGCAATCTGTGATGCATAGAATATTGGGAATGCAAAAGCAGCAGCAGGACCAGTTCCTTTTGCAGACTTTTGTGCAATATCTAAACCATTTATAAAACCTGTTGCAGTACCAAGACCAATCTCGGCAATAGCAGCAATTTTACTTGCAGCAGTACCTTGCTCAAACAATCCTGATAAAGTACCGAATACGCTACCTATTTGATTTAAAAATTGAAGTTGTGCAGAAAGTCTTGCATCAAGGATTGCTTGTTCATCAGCAGCAGTCTTTTTGTCTAATAATATTTTCTTGTTAGAAGTTTCTTGTTGCTTTCCTTGTATCTCATTCTCTATCTCAAACTGCTTCGCTAAATTCTCTTCATCAAGTTTTGCTTGTTCTTCTGCTGCCTTTGTTTTATTATCTGCTGCCTGTAATTGTAATTGGAACGCTTTAGATTCTGCTGCTAATGAATCATCTAATACCTTTTGCCTTGCTGCTGCTTCTTCTTTTATTATTTTATCTTGCTCATCTCTAAATGCTTTTTGCTCATCTGATAATTTTTTATTTGCATCTTTAAATGCTTTATTTCTATCCTCATCAGACTTGGCAATTTCTCTATTTGCCTTCTCCCTTGCTTGTCTTATAAATATGTTTTTCTGCTCTTCTGATAATTGCTCATCATTCTTGAACTCATTTTGCTTCTTTAAAAATTCAATGTTTGCTTTTATTTTACGTTGAGTAAACTCATCATATTTATCTCCATTAAGTTCAAGGTTTCTTTCTCCTTCCTTAATTGCTTTCTCATTATCTTTAATAAGTTTTTCAGTTGCTCTACCTGCCTCACTTGTTATACCAATAAAGTCTGTTACTTTATTTACAAGGTTGCCAATAAAGTCTGCAACGCTTCCAAGTCCAGGTATTAGGTTTAAAACAACCTTTTTAACTGTGTCAAAGTTGGCAGCAACAAGACCAAGAGCAACCACAAAAGCACCTATACCAGTAGCAATCAAACTGCTTCTTAATGTGCTGAAAGTTGTTTTTATTGATTTGCCGAAAGATGAGAAGGTGTTGGTAATTGCACCTCTAAACTCTGTAAGATTCTGAATCGCATCACCAATGGCAAGAGCAGACTGAATCTTTGCAAGTTGTTTGATTGTGTCCTCACCTGCAAGACCTGTCAACTCTAAAGCACCTTGAACGCCACCATAAGCAGCAGACAATGCACTTACAGTCTTTGCTGCATCATCAATACGCTGATTCTGTTGGTCAATCTTTTTGTTAGTGATGTCTTGAAGTTGTGCCAATCGTTTCTGCCCTTCAATTGCTTCCTTACTCTGCTCTCCGTAGGCTTGTTGCAAACGCTTAACCTCTGCCTCTGTTTCTACAATCTTTTTACGCAAGTCACCTACCGACTTATTCATGTCAGTAGCATCCACCTGTATCTTGACGCCTACAATTTCTTCTGCCATATTAAACGTATGTTAATTCAATTACTTTAAGTAGTTCAATCTTTGTCACGTTAAAGTCCATAGGGTTATAATCCAAGACCTTATTCAACCTCCAAAGTGAACCATCAATATAAATTAGTTTGCTAAAATCAAGGTTATAAATGTCCACCTCATTCAACTTTACCGAGCAAGTAAGCATCTTACTATTTTGGTCTATTATCTCTGCAATGTATTCGGACCAATAACCTGCAAAGAGGTTCGCTGCCGTTACCGCAGATGCAGTATAGAATAGTTCCTTAGTTGCTCCCCAGTTAATATCTGCTTGTGGGTTTATAGGGTCATCAACGTGTCCAGCGTAACCATAAGCAGTGTAACTCGCCAAAGTAGTTGCCCCGTTCTTTATTGCCCAAGTAGTTACACCTGTTATCTTCTTTGCTTGTAGAATCCGTACAACAGAATCCATCTTATCTTCTACTGCATTATTGTTTGATTTCTTGTAGATGGTTGAGTATATCTTATCTGTTCCGCTATACTGCGTTAAAACAGTACCTGCAAAGATTAACTCAGTTGCATCAACCTCCTTTACAAATTCGTTCTCTGTATCATAAATCAAATCACCATACCCTTCATTGTACTTTTTACGATAGTTCTCAGCATAAAAGTCATTGTCTTGCTTGTACTTATAATCGTAATAACGGGCAGTAAACTCTGACATTGGTTTCAATCTCATAACGCTTCCCCTATCTACCTTATCGGTCCAATCAATCTGACTGCCATCATAGAAATCAATAAAAGGTTTGATGATAAGTTTCTTCTCTACCAGTCTATCCTCATAAACGTAAAGGTTAAACATCTTTACAATAGAGGCAAAGAAATCCTTTTGGAAGATTCCCTTTGGTATTGTGTCATTAATTACAATGCTATCCCCATAGTTTAACGCTACATCAGTAGGAGTGGTAGATTCAATGAGCAAAGTATCACCATACAACCTATAACTGTTCGTAGTCGCTACCACGTTCACTGCAAGGGTATCTGAAGGACTTATAATAACATTTGGAACAGATAGGTTGACTGTAAAATAGTATGGCGTATATGCCACGAAAATGCTCTGTACCGCTATCAGTGTAGCATTCTTCATGAACTCAAAATAAACATAACCGTTATTTGGGTCAATGTCATTGAATTGTCCGCTAATGGTAAAAGATATATTTGTAGTTATTGCACTTGCACCGCCATAGGTTATGATATCAGTCCCTGCGTTTAGGGTAAAACTTCCAAGCGTTACACCTGTGAATTTTACTTGAGTTGCTGAGGTATAGGTTACATCCGTAACGTTTGCCTTGAATACTGTTGTACTGCTTTTGGTCAGTGTCTTCTGATTGTTTGGTATTACCAACCTGTTCATCAGTGCCGTACTCAGTAAAGGAAAGTCATAGGTGTAACCTGACCCATCTAATAATTTAGTCAAGTATTGCTTTACATAAAGTGCAGGTCTGAAGGCATCATAAGAAAAGTCAACCTTATTGGTTGATACCTGACCATTATCAATAAGAGGATAGTAGACCCCAGTCCCGCTAATGTTATCCCAACTACTTGAGATATTAGTTACGTTCCAAGTTTGGTCTGCAATCCCAAAGTCTATGTTTTCTAACTTCTTATTACCAAGTGCAGTGATAAACCCACCTAACTCACCAAAGACCGCCACCTCATACTCAATGTGTTTACCATCTATGATGATTTCAAGCAATCGTAAAACACCTTTAAAAATCTGAATCTTATCTACCAAGATGATGCAAGGTACTGACTTGGTAGCGTTGAAGTTGTAACCCACGTTGGATTCTGCTGGGTTATAGTCATTTGATAACCCGAACTCAAATACGTTACCGAATAACTTATTATTAGTATCATTGCCAGGTAGTATTATTGTTTTACTAAATGAGGTGTTCCTTGTTGCAAAGTCTTGTATCTCGTCAATGGCATAGGTGAACTCTGCTGAGATTTCCTTTGTTAGGTCAAGTCTATTGTTATCTATGTATACCTCAGTCCTCATCGGAATTGACTATATTTTTTGTTCGCAATCTGCACATCAAGTTCAAGATTAAATATCTTGTCTGCTATCCTCTTTTTCTCTTCCCAATTGCTTGTCATAGTGACCACAGGGTAGTAGTAACCTCCTTGCTCAAAGTAGACTTCGGGTGATTGTATTAACTCCGCTAACCAATTATAGTCAGTCACATTTAAGTAATTACTTCGCAGTTTGTACATTGTAGAATGCTCAACCACGAACTTTGTAGCACCTGGGTTTATTCTGTTGAAGTCATCATAGGACCGCATTGCAGTAGCAGAAGCGTTGTATCTAAACTTGCTGCCTTCATACTGCTTAGATTCCACGTTCCTTGCTTCTTTGTTTACCAATCTGAAGTGCATTGTATCGTAACCTCCTAACTGATTTAGGAAGTGCAATGCTATTGGTGAGTAGTTAGGATTGCAAACAAGTTTAACCCTTACCTCATCCCCGAATCCTACCCCATTGTGCAATTTAATGCCGTATGAGTATGCAGATTGTGGGATTACTGTTGACCCATACCAGTCATTGATGGCAGTCGGTGAGATATCAAGCAAACTAAATGATTCCTGTGGGTCTGTTGCGGTTGTTAAAGCACTTCCGCTTGTAGTCCCGTTCTCGTTGTAAAGTTGCACCGATGGGTAGACATTTGTAGTCACACCACTTGCAAACATATAACCGATATGCAACTTATCGGTAAATGCACATTCCACATTGCTCAAGTCCCTATTAGTTAACCATTCATTGATGTATGACTTAAAGTAAGTTGGAGATTGAGCAGGATTATAAAAGTCAGGGTAGTAGAAGTTGAATGCTACATAGGTTTGCTCAAGCAGATTGGTATAGGTTACCCCTCCGTACTCTTCACCATACTTTATGGTGTACTCCTTATAAATGTTATCGTTTGAGGCACTGAATAGGGTAGTAGCAGGGTTAGGGGTAAAGTATGAAGATGCATAATTCCTCATTATGTTACCTGCATTAAATATCCCTTTTGTGCTTGTCACATCAGGGAACTGCTTTATTCTTGCTACTAAGGTCGCATCCACATAAACATCAAAGACATACTTAAAGTTTGTTGATGCCACATTGGTGCTGGTTGCTACAAACCAAAGGTCATCGTGAAGGGATGCGTATTGTTCGGGTATGCTATTAACTGTTATTGCCATAATTACTTGTTCTCTTCATTAATTAGCGAAGCAGCCTGTTTTATGTACAACCTCACATCTCCACCAACTGCTTCTGCCATTTTGTTATAAAATTGGTCATTAAATACCTGAGTAATGGCATCATCAAAGAATCCCGTTCTCGGTAATCCCCTTTGCTTTATCTTTCTTGCGATTAGGTAGGCAGTGGTTCTGCCAGTGTTTAATTCGGAAACAGACTTTCTTTTCCTTTGTAGACCCGATAGGTTATACTTTTGGTCTTCCCTTCTTGCTAACTTTGAGTTTCTCTTTACCCACTTTTGGATAGCGGTAACCATTGGACCATTGATGGAAGGGTATGCAGACCTAAACCGATATGGTGAATTAGGTGTTCCTGTATTGAAACCTTTTACCCCTTTGTTTACAAAGTCATAATACTTTGCTGCTTCTGAACTCTTAGGATAACCGATGTCTATAAGATAAGACCCGTTTGCCTTTATGATATCACCTTGCTGAATATCCCTTTCAAGTCTACCTGTATCGGTCTTATTATCATTAATCAAGTTCTTCTGCACCTGAATAATGAATCTTGCAGCATAAGCAATCATTACCTTCTCAACGAATGGTAATTCCTTTAATGAGGCATAATCTTTACGCTTTAATGCCTCCGATTCAATTATCGCATCATCTACTACTACAACTGTATCAACTTTTGCCATAACTCTTCCGTATTAATTCATTATCGTGCTCCATCTTCGCTTTGAGGTAGGCAAGGTCATTGAGAAAGTTTATGACAGGTAAGTTAAATGCTTCGTCAAGTGTGATTCCTTCAAACTCGGCAACCAGTTTGGTTTGGTATATCCATCCATAATGGTGCATAAAACCTGATGCACTTCTTCCGCTTTCTTCCTCTCCACTCCCTGCTCCATCATCTGTTGGACCATATAGTCCTGAGAATTCTTTATCCAAAGTCTGTATACTTGATAAAAAAAAACCACCGAACCTAAAACGGATTGGATAGGTGCTTCAAGCATATCCTGTGCGTAGTCACTATGTTTACCTGCATCGTACTTGTCATCTACCCATCCCAAGAATACTTTCTTCTGTGGTATTACCATACACGCCATTATCTTATGCAAGTTACCCATCACATCAGAACTAAAGTGCTTACTCTCTATGTACCTGGAGGCAGGGATATTCCGCACATCGTAAACGCACTTGTACCTTCTGCCATTAATCTTCAGCACCTTTACTGCTTCGGGTTTTATATCCTCATTGATAAAAGCAATGGATTCAAGCAAAGGTCCAAGTTCCTTAACGGGTAAACTATCAATCTGATTCTCCGTTTGGTTGGTAAGTATTGAAGCAACCTTTACGCTTATATCAAGGTCAGTAAGGTCCTTGCTATTCGCATAGAGTTCATTAATCTGCTGGTATTGGAATACTGTAACGTTTGACCAATTCATAATGTTAAATAGTTTAAATGTGAGTAAGTGTTCAAGTATTCAGATAGTCAATAGTTGTCTTCTGTGATGCCCATTTAGATTTCAGAGCATCTATTTTCTGTTGTACCTTCTTATCTTTCTTGGTTAGTCTATATGACTTCCCATTACTTGCCTTGTAGTTATTCTTAGTTGCTTTATACATATATGCTTGAGGATTTGGAGTCATTGTGATAGGTTTAAGCATAGTTAGTCCTAATCAGGTTTTAACCATCCTTTGCCCTACCACAAACATTATGCTTTGAGTTTCCTCGCCACTGCTTAAGGTTAGGTAGTACTCAACTGATTAACTACCCGTTACAATCACTTTTTGAGTTTCAGTACTCAAGATGGAAGGGTTTTGTAATTCGCACTCCCTTGGCAATCTCCATCATCCCATTCTGTTGCCTTAAACCTTTTGACCGAACCGAGATTAAAAACGCATAAGTCAAAGGTATCAATCTGAAAAATAGGGTACGGACAAAAAATAACCCATACAGATTACGGCTGCATGGGTTTGAAAAGAGAACTCTTTTATAGAGGTCTATAATCAGACCCGAATAAACACCGTAATTATCTAATCGGATTGACTATGCGAAAATACTAAATATTTTAGATAACCAACTTTTTTAGTAAAATATTTTAGTTGGTAGTTTAAGACTACTTAGTCCCTACTTAATCCCAACTTGGTCCTTTAGGCGAATGAATATTCTTTGAATAATTCTTTTGACTTTTGATTATAAACCAGTTCTGCCTCTTCTATTGTTTTGTAAGTTCCAAGTCTAATCTGCTTACCTTCTTGCATAATTCTTGCAATATATCCTGTTCCATTCCTGCTAACACCTTTTGGAAGTTGTTTATTTAACCAACCATTATTATTAGCAGAATTTTGCGAAACTGTGCATTCCCTTAAATTCTCAATTCTATTGTCTGTCTTGATTCTATTTATATGGTCTATGTACTTTGGTAAGTATTTATGATTAAGTAGAAATATAATCCGATGGCAGTAATATTGTTTGCCTTGATATTTTACTTGTTTGTATATTCCTAATTCATGCTTATACCCTGCAATTTTACCTTTCTTTTGAGGACCATTAGAAACATTCCAATAAAGTTCCCCATCTTCATAAAACCATAAGTTAGATGCAATTTCGTATGTCATATTACTATTTCTTATAAATAGCAATCTTATGCAAATATGTACCAGTTAACAAAAACTATATCTACCACTCCCTACATTCTTTTGGAGGTGTTGCCAAGCAAGGGACAGACTAACCACGCAGTCATCGTGGAATCCTTGAGGTGCTGAATACTTTACCCCGAAGGAAGTGTACTGATACTCAAAGATTTCAAGTTCATCCACGATAGGACCTGGTGGGAAGGTTATCTTCCTTTGATGAATAGCGGAGGCAAGACCCTCCATAAGCATCTGCTTTGAGGTAGAACTAAACTTATACCCTTGAACATCTAATCCTTCCCTTTGCATATCCTCAAAGATTGGGTCACCTACCCCCGTAGAATCCATAAGGATAGGTGCTTTAGGTAGATTGACAATGTACTCCTTTGTTTGCCTCCAATCCCTTTGGAATCTTTCGTAATGGCACACAGACCCATTCTTATCAAGTCCAATCACCACAGTCCAGTCTACTGCTTTGGCAAGGTCTATGCCGTAACAAGCAACAGGATTGGTAGACATTGGGAAGATACATTGCCTTATGTAAGCAGACCCGAATGGATTGGCAGCGTTCTCAGCAGGGTTTGCCATATACTCTTGTTCAAAGACTACCTCAGGCAGTTGCATCCTTGCACTATCAACCTCACTCTTATCTATGTACGGATTGTCATAAGTGCTGAACTTGAAACTTTGCCAATCTTCCTCACCCCAGTTCCCTTTCATAAACAAAGAGTAAAAGTAGTTTTTCCCCTTTGGAGTAGACAAGAACAATGCCTTGCCCTTGTAATCCGTTAGGGTAGGTCTGATACTATTTAACCAACCGCCTTCAAGGTCGGGGATGAATGATGCCTCATCAATGATGCAAAGGTGAAACTTCAATCCACGGAGGTTATCTAACCTTTCACCCGTAAAGAATCGGATTGTACCACCAGTAATGAAGGTGATGACAAGGTCTGCCTCATTCTTCTTGTATATCTCAAGAGGTAACATCTCAATCAACTCCTGAAAGAATATCTTACCAAGTTGATAGGTTGGTGTAATGTATGCCACCCTCTTACCCTCTATACCGCTTTCTAAGGCAATTGTCTGACTGATTAAGGATTTGCCAAACCTTCGCCCTGCCATCATCACGATAAACCTTTTATCGCAGTCTATGACCTTCTTTTGGGCATCGTGTGGATTGTAAAGTTTTACGTTAGCGGTCACGGGTAATCTTTATCTCACTTACCTCATGTTTATTCTCGGTCTTCTCAACGAGGTTGTTCAATCTTTGGGTTATGGATGGATTAAATATCCCTGCCATGCCTCCCTTAATTTGGTCATCCCTGATTTCCTTCCTTATGCGTGTACAGATACCGACAAAATCCTCGTACCTTCCTTCCCGATTGCTAAAATAGTGGTCCATTTGTGACATTATGCCTTGTCTAAAGCAATAAATATCAAACCCCTCCATAGTTAACGGGACTTCTTTCTCCCTTACCACAGGCTTTGCCATACCTCCGACCCAATCCTTAACCTTGATGGGATTTGCTTTGGTATGTTCGCAATACTCTTGGAAGAGGTCATACATCACTTCGGGTGATTCTATTGCTTTAGGTCTTCCTTTACCTTTCTTCTTTTCCATTATTTCAGTTTTGTAAGTACCCTATTGTGTACTAAGTTTAGTTCATGCTTCCATTGTTCGTTCTGTCCTTCTCTTGGGAGGAATTGGTCCACTGCGTTTGATACTGATTGAATACCTGCGAAGTAACCCCAAGGCATAGGAATTGCATTATTGCAGTCATCTATGACCAGTGTACCGCCTACCTTTAGGATTGGGAGATAGTTCTTGAGGTCTGCCATTACAACCTCATAAGTATGTCCTCCATCTATGTAAAGCACATCAGGAGGATTCTGTGCGGCAAGATTCACCGCAACGGGATTGGTTGAATCTAAGGTGATTAATTCATAATCATCCGCAATCTTAAATGTGTCATGCAGTTTCTTGATGTCTGCTTCGTAGTCAGATTCCCAATGTCCATCACTTGTGTCAAGAGGAGTGATGCCGATTCGCCTAACCTTCTTGCCATGTCTATCCGCTAATATCCGTATAAGTCCGAGAATCTGACCTCTGAAGACCCCGATTTCCATAAAGGTAAACTCTTGAGGCATCTTTTGTACTATCTCATTCCACATCCAAAGGAAGCATCTCTCACCGAATCCGAATGCGTTTGCTTCAATCCAGTCCCTATACTCTTTGAGTTCTTGGTCCGCATTGACCTTATCGGTGTATTCTTTAACTATCCATTCCATCATAATAAGTAAAATTTGCTCATGTCAGTCTTTCCGTTCCCATGAATGAACATCGGGAAGGTATGCGTTTTATTGTTGTACAATCTATTGTACGTTAGCGTAAAGTCACCTTCAACCTCAAACGCAACCGATTGAAAGATGTTACAATAGTCAAGTCCTATCTTGTCAGGCATTGCAAGGTATCGTTCTGTGTACCAACGCTGGTCATCATCTTCAAACCTCGGAGGATTGGTATTGTAAATATTTATGAAGTGTTCCTTGTTTCCGTAAATCTGCCCACTGTTCAAGAACTTCCATTCGTGGTTAACCACTGGGAACATTCCCATCTTGTGCGTATCGGGATAGCAACCTTTTTCACTTGATACTATCATCGGGTAGTCCTTCTTTTTAAACTTAAACTCTTGGGGACCTGCTATGCAGTAATTATCGTAAGCATCAAGGTAGATAAACTCATCCGTATCGGTTGAACAAAGGTATTCATAAAGTCCTATAATCTTAGTGCCAAACCCTTTCCATTCTGTTACGATTGGATGGTAATCCCAACCATGCCGTTTAAGAGATTCTTCCAACTTCAACCAACCTCGGTGCTGTGGATTGTCAAGTGATACTATTACTTTCATTGAAAAGGATTATAATATATTGGTCTTGTTCCGTGATAGTATTCATGGGTCATTTTTATGACTTGTTGTGTTACCTCCGAACTGTGTTTCTCTTTCCAAGTTTGGTATTCCGTTTCACCTTTGTCAATATGCTCTATCTCAATATGAGGCAGGAAGACATTCCACATACCTGCAACTGTTGACCTATGAGATGCTAAAACATCATCATAACCATAGAGGTTAGGTTGACAAAGATACCCTATTTTGTCAAGCAAAGCGGATGAATACATCTGACAAGTTCCTATAATGTGATGGCACTTCTCAACTATTATCCACCTCTGACCTGCGAAGTGTGGTAGCATTATTAACTCACTTCTCCAGTCAGGTAATGCGTGATTCGGTTCTTCCCAACAATCCTTTCGCTTCAGACCTACAATACCTATCTTAGGTTCACGCTCAATTGCCTCAACCATTTCCTTAACCCAATCAAGATAATTAATGGTAACATCGTTATCCATCTTGATGCAATGCTGACCTGCTTTACGATTCTTCCAAGCAAGGTTAACCGCTTCAGCAGTTCCAATGTTCTGTTCATTTGTGATTAGGTTTATTAAACCAACTTTTGCCCAAGAATTCAGTATTTCTTTAGTTTCATTGCATGAATTATTATCTATCACCCAAACATCATGCTTATCAAATACATATTGAAGATATAATGATTTTAAAACTTTGTCTGTAAGTTCTGACCTTTTATTCTCTTCAGTGTCATGCACTGCCATTGCTATTAAGACTTTATCCATTGCGTTTATTTTTTGTTTTCTTTGCATTTGGTTTCTTATCTGAATATTTACCTCCTGCAAGGATTGCGGTCCATACCTCAGTTGCTTTCTCTTTTGTATCATAGATGCACTGACCAGACCCGATGCGATACTTTCCGTTGCTGCATTTAATTACTGGCATACTTAGTTAATTAATTCTGATATGATAATATTATGGTCACTCATCAATAGTTCAAACTCATCAAAGACCAATTCAACTGCCTCATATTCGCTTAAACCTTTTTCCTCTACCAAGTTAATTAATCTTTTCTTGGTGTTGTAATGGAAGGTATGGATTGCAGACATCAATGCCTCAGACTTAATGCACCTTAAATGTGCAGTCCTTTCATCAATATCATCAAGGTCAAAGGTTAACTGTGCTTTCATAATGCGTTGAATATTTGTGTTCTTAATTTATTTACCTTGACCAAGTTAAAGTTCTCCCTGCACCACTCACCATTAGCAAGACCCATCTCTTGTCTATATATAGCATCTTTAACAAGTTTTTTAATATTTGTAAACCAATCTGACTGATTGTTTACGGGAATGATATGCTTACAATCTGCATAAGGTTTCACATTGGAACAGATAACAGGTGCATTCTTAGTTGCTGCCTCCAAGACTTTAAGGTTGCTCTTCATAGAGTTGAACTTGGAATCTACCAAGGGAACAAGACAAGCATCTGCCTCATTGTAAAAGTTCATGTATTGGTCAACTGGTAACGCACCCCGTATGTACCCATCAACCTTGAAACCGCACATATAGTCATTAATCATTCTGCCCCAAGGTTCTGCTACTTGCTTGTCCTCTGAGTAACCGCAAAGAATAAAGGTTGCGTTATTTTTTACCATTGAATCTCCTGCTACTCTTTTCATTGGATTCTTTAGGATTGCGATGTCTTTCTCGTGAGTTACCGAACCTGCATAAACAAAGCGTACCTTTTCAGATTCAGTCTTTACATCTGTGAACTGGTCCTCACCATAAGGTAGTGCGTTTGGTATTACTACGCAATTCGGATTAAGTTCATCAATATGGACTGCTAAATCATTGTTAGAGCAAGTAACTAAGTCTGCTACCTTTATATGGTCTATGACCTTTTTGGTAGGATATTTCCCGTAAAGGATATGCCACGGGTCAAGATGCCAAAAGTCATCTATATCAACTACCAACTTGAATCCGTACTTTTCACGCAACCTTACCACTTCCTCAATCTCCATCCCTGCTATGTACCGATTGATAAAAAGTATGTCATATCCTTTCTCAAGTTCTTCCTCGGTTAGTACATCTGTCATCATTGCGTAATCCTTTGGCAAGTAGATTAAAGGATTGAACAACCTATGGAAAGATACCCCTGAGTTTCTTTGACCGACTGTGATTATTCTCATTTCTTGTTTTTAAAAGGTCTACCTTTCTTTTTCGGTACTTGTACAGGTTCTTGTACAACTTCCGCATCAAGCAACTTGGATGCTTGGTAAGAATCCCAATAGTTGCTCAAGCGTTTCATCATGTCCGCTACGCAATTCGCACACCAACTGGTCAAAATAAAACCAGGGTCAAGATATCTGCGGTAAATCTGCTCATATCCAACCAAGATGTGCAAGGGTAGGTTCTTCATGAACCCAATCTTTACGCATTCAAAGTTGTAGATGTTGTCTTGAATGAATTGCTCGTCTTCCTGATTCATTTTTTATAGGTTTCGTTGTAGTATTGTTCTGCTTCATTAAGTAAAATATCAGTTCCCGTTTTACTGCAATCAATTTTATGCATTTGCATAGCAAAATCTACTATCTGCTCTTTCTCCATTGCTTTTGCTTGTTCTAAAACATTATACCAATCTGTCATTGGAGTAAGTGCTAATGTCATAAATAACCATTCAACTGCTGTTAAGTTTTTAAGTATTCCAATATTCATATCGGCATTACTTGTTTGTGTTATTTTTATTTGTTGTGCCATAGTTTATTTTTTAAAGAATATGTTATTCATAAGGTTTCTAAATAGTGGAGCACATACCCCTGCAACGAATGCCACTAAAACGCAATTAAGGACCATTACGGGCAAGAAGTATAAAATGATGGCAATATATACACTGAGGCACATATTGCAGTTAAATGGTTTAAAATTGACCTTTAATTTCTCAGGCAGTCTTGCCATTTCTATAAAGTAGAACACAAAGAAAAGTGATGCGATAACAATTTTAAGGAGTAACATGGTTTTTGATTTTATATTTAAGTAATGTCTTGGTCTTCTTAATTGTCTTCATAAGGGACCTGTAAGGAATGCCAGTGTCCCGTGAAAGGGACATTATGTTCTGCCCATTCTCGGAGTACAAGCGTAATATCTCAAGTTCATACCAATGCAGAATCTTTAAAGAGTTATTCAGTTTTACAGTTATCTCATCGGTTTGGATGGTATCACTTACATCAGGTGCATCGTGTTTCTCGGTCCATTCGGTAAACACCCTGCGGAACTTATTAAAGAAGGTTGACCTATCGGACTTTATCATTGAGAGCATTGTGCGGACCAAGTAGAACTTCAAGAATCCACCCGTATGCATTGACATAAACTTGACCTCATCCATCTCACAAAGTACCATAAACATCTCTTGCCTCAAGTCATCTTGCAACTCAAAAGGTTGCATCTTCTTGATGGCATTGTCTATATCCTTGTCCGTGTATAGACCTGCGATAATATCGTTCTTTGTCAGACCCATTCGTTAAGTTCGGGGATGCCTTTGTTATCAGTTGCAAGGTAACACAATGCTCCTGCATTTTTTGCTCTACTAAGAAAAACTATTTGAAAGTCGCTAAGTTTATCCTTAATTGTTTTAACCTCACAATAGACCGCCTTGCCCGTTGACTTGCAGAATCCCGTAATATCGGCAACACCTCTCTCCCCAATGAACTTTCTGCCAGGTACGGATAGATTATTATTTCGCCAAACGTAGTAACCTTTGGATTCCAACTTAATAAGTGCGAACTTAGTTATCATTCCTGCGGTCAAGTCCATATATTCAATTTTTTTTAAATATTAAAACATTTTGATGAATCTTTACAAGTTTTTGCGATTTCATATTCCCATTCGCCCTCATAGATGCACTTGCTATGGCATTTAGTAATATTGCTTCATTATAATAACTCATATTTGCTTTCTTAAATGCGTTGATTGTGTCGGGGACAAAACCAATATAGTTACCATTTTTATCTCTAACCTCACCAACAACAAAACAAGCATAACCACCATTTTTTAAAAGATTACAACTTTTTTCAATTATGCTTTCATATAGTTCTAAAAATTGTTTGTATGGTTTATTGGAAATATCCCCATCTAAATCACTATAAACTTCCAAATCAGCGTAAGGTGGACAACTAAAAACAAAATCAAACTTAGATTCCCAATCATCATTCAAAACTTTATTACTATCTCCCACATACCATTGAGGTTGATTATTTATTGGCAATATTTCTAATGCTTGTTCTCTATTTGAATCAACTTGCTCTTGCCTAATGTCAATTCCAGTATAATTATAACCCAAATAATTTGCAACTATTCCTCTCACCGAACCTCCAGCAAATGGGTCTAAAATTTTACCTCCTTGTGGGCAAAACCAATGATATAATACTTCACATAACGCTGGGTCAAAAACAGAAACATATTCAACGGAATTGTTTTCTTTAGATTTAGTGTCCATATTAATTACACTAACATCTCTACCAATTTCACTTTTAATTCCTTTTGAAATCCACAATTTTTTTCTTCTTTGCCAATTACCACTTTTTGTATCAAGTATGCTAAAAGGTGGTTCAATGAATTTATCTCTTAATAATTCATCTTTAACTATTTCGTTTCCAAATAAATCTATCATAATTTTTATTTTATAAGTTTATCAAAGTATTGTGATACCGCCATCCGATAGCACTGATGCTCCATGTAGTCATCATCCTTCATCTTGTTTCTTATGTCTATCTTGTCCTGCCTTGACCCTTCAAATAATTTCTCATTCATTGCCTTTAGAACCTTATCATAGGTATCATCAACTTCTACAATTATTTTGCCTTGCTTATGCAGGATATGGAACACATCCACTCCGAACACGATGCTATCCCAAATGCGAAATTTTTTATAACAATCAAAAGCGGTTTCTATCTTTTCATCATCCGTGATGTATCTTGGTTGCCAATTAATATTCTCAACTGGTTTAATTTCATTGAGTTTCTGCATACCATACCTTGCGAATGACCTAAGTAACCTGTGAAGATACAAGACTGAAAAGTTTTGGTAGGTTTCTGCTTCCATATCAAGTTTTCCCTTACTTGCTAAATCAAAAGCAAGTGATAACTCACCAAACTTGATGTTAGGGTATTCCTCAACGATTGACTTGTACATTACAGATAGTTCCTCTTTGTTGGGTATCTTATCTCCCTTGATGCCAAGTTTATGCATTCCCCTTATCAGTTCATCAACTACAAGAGCAATGCTGACAGTGTTTAACTTTTCCGATGACCTTGCAAGTTTAAAGCGTTCCAAGTCCAGTTGCTCGGAGTCTGTCAATCTCGGAGAAGTAGTCATGGAGTTCGTTTCGTTTCTCATTATAGATGTCAAAGTTTGACTTAGTGCTTGTTCCATTTTTAGTTTCTTTTAGTTTAAATAATCCTTTGTAATTGTTTGAGATGCTTTGATTGATAACTTTTTTCGCAGTTTCTAAATTACCTCCCGAAAGTTCAACCAAGTTGTTTATGGCAGTTTGTTCTGTTTTAGAACTTTTGAACTTATTACCATGCTCAACCTTTTTATAGTCCATCCATCCTTTCCAAACATTTTCCCAATCATCAGAAATGAACTCTAATTCTTTTATTTGTATTAAATCTTTCTTTTGTATGGAATTAGTCTTTTGTATAATGGCACTTTTACCGAAGTCGGTAATTTCCGAAGTCGGGTTTTCCCGAACTCGTATAGGTTCACTTTCGGCAGGTATGTCATAAACAATATGATTCCAACCTACAAACCTTCCTGTGGTTTGGTCATGCATCTTTATTGATAAGATATAACCTTTAGACTGCAACCCCTTAAATGCCCTATCTATACTACCTGGTTTATCGGGAAGGTTGTTGTACAGATTCTTTTTGTAAATCACCCAATCTGATGGAAGTGATAACAAATAACTCAAAAGACCCTTTTCATCAAGTGATAAAAACTTGGACTTTATCAACTCATTTGGTAAAGTTGTAAACCTTTCGGTTGACTTGCTCTTTACAATTTGTCCAGTATTCATAAAAAAAATACCTTAAAAAGGTTCGGGGGAAACAAGTTTGCTTTCGCAGAACTTCCAAACCTTTCTAAGGCATTAATAATTTTTACTTGCACTTGGGTTTCCCTACCAAGTACCCCTAATATACAAAATTTATTTAACATCTTCCACCTTTTTCTTAACTCTGACCGCATAGGTTTTTCCATCAAGTCTGCTGATAACCTTGCGACCAACCTGCCTCAAGTCGCTAATTTTATTGGGAGGATATCCCATAAAGTTGCAAACGCACTTGCCTGACCGATACGTGACCGCCTTTGCCCTGCGTTCTTCTATGTCCTCAATGCTTAGGTCATAGACAAGATACTCAACTGCATTCTCTAAATGATAGGTTATATCCCTCAAAACTTTGGTTTTAATAGTGAAATAATGGTTGCACCCACATAAAATATGACCGCCAATGGAACTGAAATGACAAAAAAATAAATCATGTAGAATATTTTAATTAATTTCATCATAACTCCATTTTAAGTCTGTCTTGTGATATTCCGTAGGTCGGACCATGTCCAAGGTCTACAAGGTTCTCATCTTTAAATACCTGAGGACCTGGGAAGTACCCCTTGAACTCAAAGTCAGGAAACTCACCCACCATCAAAGCATAATAGTCGGGTATTGACCTTGATTTCCAAACTCCAACTAAAAGCATTCCGTTTGTCTTCTTAGTTGTTTTGACATCAATATATCCGTGACCATTAATATAGCAGTCAAAAGGAATAGGATGGTCTATGGTCATGTCAGGATAGATATTTTTCAGTTTGCAAAAGGCAAACTCTCCACCAATACCTTCAAGGTTTATAAGTAGGTCATCTCCATTGCCCATCTTGTAAGACCTGCTGCCTCTGTCTATATTGCTATTGTGTCTTGCTAATGCTAAAGTTCTGACTATTTCTTGCTCGTGATTGTCTAATGTGATTTGCATTTGATTTGGTTTTAATGTGGGTGAGGTCATTATAACCCCACCCTTGGTTTTCAATCAGAATGGCAAGTCTTGGGGTTCTTCTTGCTTTGAAGGTCCACCTGCTGCCATAAATTTAGCATTCCCTATGATTGTACCTTTAAGACCTTTCTCCCTTTCTTCCTTGGTGATGGATTCAACAATAAATCCATTGTTTCCGTACTGGTCTACCTCTTCCTTGAGAAATAAGGTAGCAGATAGGTACTGTCCTTTTTTGCCCTTGTACAATCTTTTAGGGTCAATTTTACTCACATCAATGTTTAAACTAATTAACTTTTGCATATTTGTTTTTATTTACTGAGTTGAATTTTGAAGGTTGAAGTTACTGACTTAATAGGTAGGTCACCCTTATGGTAGGTCTTTTCTTTGTCCTCTATTTCCTTTTGCTTTTCCTTTAGCAAGGTAATCTGCTCTTCAAGTTCTGACCAACCTGCAAGGTCTGAAAAGTCATACTTGATACTTTCCATATTGGAAACAACTGCACCAAGTACCTCTGCTTTACCTTTTGGGTGTTTCATAAGTTCTGTAAGAACATTCTCGGTAATTCGGGATTTAACCGACTTAACCAGTTGCTCTAAACTATTAAACTTAATTGCAACCTCTAATGGGTCAAGCAGTCCATCATTGACTTGCTCTTGGATAGCATCTGCCATTAACTCAATCCCAAATTTGGTGGGAGCAATATCCCCCACCTTTATTTCATTAACCTTTAAGTAACTCATTTTTTCTTGCTTTTAGTTGTTCCTTGATAAATGTGTTTGTTTCAATCTTATGCTTATTGGCATCGTAGACCGCCTTGAGTTCCACAATGTTACTTGCCTTCTTTATAGCAATTGCAAGTCTACCAATGCTTAACTCAGGGTCTTCCTCAATAACCTCAACCACTTCCACCTCCATTTGAGGCAATGCTTCTACCATTGTCTGCAATGCCCCTACGGATGCATTAGGGATTGTTTCTGCCTCTGATTCATCAAGAACACCCAATCCCAAGAGGTCTAAGGTTGCCCTCCGTTTTGCCTTAGTTTCTGCCTTCATAATGGCATTAGCATAAGCCTCACCCTTTAGACCTGCAATGTTAACCGCCCCAATTGATTCGGTACATCTACCATCGGGAAGGGATGCTTTGCTTGTTACAATGTAAACCCCTGCTTCTGCATTGGTATCTCTACTGGTAATCAAGTGAGAAACTTTGTGCAGTTTGTTAAGTTGCTGAGTTCCTGAACGTGTGCAGTAAAGTACCTCTTTTCCGTTAAGTCTAAGGATGTCAAAAGGTTTGGTAAATGGGTCTAATCCCATCCTTTCGCAATACCCGTTGTAATACCTAACCTTGTCCCCTGCCGACAGTTTGCTCAAGTCCCCCTGAAGGATTAACTGGTTCGCAATGCTGGTCTGTTGATTCTGATTCTGTTGTGTCATTGTTTTGTGATTTTTTTAAATATGGAAAAGGTTTTTCAATTCTGAATGGTGATGAGTTCTCCATCGTTGATTTATGGGTGATGTAGATTTCCCAATCTTTGATACTTTTTAACCCATAAAAGTAATACCACTGATGCCTCTGTCTTTCAATGCTATCATGGTTACGCAAAGGGAATGCCGTTGCTCGGACTTCATCACGGACCATTAAGGTCATTTCTATTCTATCATAGTACATAGTCTGAATAGTATTCGTGGTCATAATTACTGTCCATCTTGAACGTAAAAGCATCCATGCATTTCTGCTCTACCAACTCATAAAAAGCAGAATGAAATTGAGGCAGAATGTTTATGCAGTGATACCCTGGGATGACTATCTCCCTAACTTGGACATCAACGTAATCCTCTGCATCATTAATGGTAGCAGTAACCATTATCATAATGTCTGCGATGCTGACCTTTAACCATTCCGCAGGTATGCGGACATTTGTTGTGACTTGTTTTTTCATTGCGTTTGTGATTTATTTAATGTTAAAGTTAATTAATTTCTTCTAAAACTTGAAATAATTTTTGCATAGTTCCAAGTCTGACCTTACCAGTCTTTTCTGCTCTATTAACTGTGGCAAGTGAGATACCTGACAATTCTGCCAACTTTTCCTGCGTTACTTCTTTTGCTCTTCTTGTTCTTCTAAGTTCTTCCTTTGTCATTTTATTTGTTTTGCTTGTTTAAAATATGCGGTATAAATCGGAGTAGATATCTATTTTGTTTTTCTTAATACCCTTTTCGCATTCCCTGCACCTACTTGCTAACCTATCCTTTGAGGATGCATTCTTGTTGAATTGGTCCTTTGGTTTCTCTTGCTTACATTTCGTGCATTGTTTCATTATCTTCATTTTGAGGTAAAATAATTGACTTAACGTAACCCATTAATCTGAACTGCTCAACAGTTGCTTGAAGGTGTTCTACTGCTTCGCCTGAATAAATCATGGCATCAATTAACTCGCCAAGTAACTTGTGTCTTTCAACAGTGTTTAGGTCGCCCCATTTAGGCAATTGCATTTCGGACATAGTGATTGTGTTTTAATTGTGATTGTGTAAAGTGATTTGCATAATCTGCATTTTACCCATATAGGTTGCAGTATTTTCTTGATATTCATTACCTGCAAAATTGGTCTTGTATCTGACCTACGACCCAAAGCATTGCGATGATAACTGCCCAAGTGATGATGGTTTTTGATTTCATTGTTTTTGGTTTTGTGTGATTTTATAACTTTATTTTCCAAGCAATATCAGACCAGTATTCACGACCTTCATCAGATTTGTCCCAATCAAATGCAAATAAAACTACATCTGCATTGCTGGAAGCTGATTTGCATAATGCTTCAAATTTTTGAAAATCTGTACAATTCTTAACAAAGTTAAAGGTAACTTCTGCATTGAATTTAGTAGTCAGTTCTGTGAGAAATTTTGTAGTGTTCATTTTTTGTGTTTTGATTGTGATTTGATATATCAAAGATAATACTTTTATTCAAACAAACAAATCTTTTTTAATCTTTTTTAAAATATTTCTTTGCGTTTACCCATAAAAAAGACCCCCAATATAGAAATATCAGGGGTAAATCACATTAATAAACACAATTAAAAACAGTCAGATGTCATTAGTAAATAGCATTCCGTGCATGGATTTTACAGAATATTCAAGCATTTCCAAACAAAGTTTCTTTAGTTCTTGCATCTTTTCAACCTCTTCCCTTGTCATAGGATTAGCACTTTCAAGCATTGTAAGGACCTCAACCGATGAAGATATATACTCGGGATAGGTGTATCCTATCTCTTCCTCAACATATTCAACCTCTTCGCCTTCGCCTAAAATGAGGTCCTCTTCCATACTAAAGAACTTTGCCTTTGAATATCCTTTTATTTCTTACCTCAAAGTTTTGCCCGTCAATATCTATTAATGCCATACCCCAATTCCATTTGTTTATGGGGAGATAGGCAGGATGCAATTCACATAGGCAACCAAGCGACCAAGTAGTGGTTATTTCCCCGTTCATGTTTGATTCCGTATGTTCACTCGTAGAATGGTTATGACCTTGCATTGCAGATACCTTACCCTTCAAAAACAAACCCCTTGCAATGTTTACGGGACTGAATACCGAACCACCAAACTCATGCCCATGAATAATATTAAGGTCACCTGCTTTCATTATCCGCTTGTCCTTAATTATCTCTATACCTTCTGCTCTTGACTTAATAATGTTTTCAAGTTCAAACTCTTCTACCCCAACAATCTCATGTGCTTTCATCCAAAGGAAATGGAAATACCTTTCCTCGTGGTTACCAATCTTGAAGTAAATCTTGGCATCAAATGTACTTTTCAGCACATCCATAAACTCCTTAAATGTTTTTAGTTCATGTGCAAATGACCTCGCCTTTGGGTCTTTGGCAAACCTTGACAATCCAAAAAAGTCTAAGGTGTCACCATTCAAAAGTATTGCATCAGGCTTCTCATCTTTTGCATAATCAAATGCACAGGTTAACGCATCAATACTATGGTAAGGAATGTGGATGTCGGAAAGAACCAGCAAACGCTTCGCTTTTAGTTGATAAGGTTCATAAATTGCCTCATCAGATTGTGGCAAGTTATAAGGATTCTTAGGTCTTCCATCAACCTCTTTTCTGATTGCTACTCTCTGACCTGCTTTACCTTCTATGCTTCTCAAACAAGTTCTTGCCGTTTCAAGTGAATTAAATAGCAAAGGATTATCTTGATAGACAATCCTTGCAAGTTTTAAGGTCGGCATATCCCATCCGAACCTTTCACGATAATCTGCACAAATGTTAACCTTTGTCATTTGAAATATAGATTAGATTCTGCTTCTCTTCTTCTTGTAAGACCTGCAAGAACCTTGCCACCTGCTTTGTTCCACTTTAAGAACTCTGCCTTTATGCTTGGGTCATTATGATTAGCAATAACCTTTTTCAACAATGTTGACTTCTGAAGATTAGCAATGCCACAATTATATGCAAAAGAAACTAATGCACCGAATTGGTTAGGGGTTATATGCGATGGCACTAATTTTACAATCTTAGCAGAGAAATCATTTGAAATCAGTTCAAAAAGTTGCTCTGCTTTCTCTTGAGATATTGCATTTCCTGCAACAACTGGTGTACCATCTTCAAAGAAAGTATTTCCATACCCAATAGTCCACTTCATTGCAGAGCATTGGTATGCTTTAAGTTTACATCCTTCAAATGATTTAATTAAGTCTGCACCTTCTTTGTTCAGTTTCATATTTTAGATTTAATGTATAATGCACCCAATATCATTGCAATGATTGCAAACAACCAAATTTGCCTTCTTTTTGCTTTTCCTTTCCATTCTATTACCTCGCCTCCTAAACGTGCTGAATCTGCCTGTAATAACCTCACACGTGCATTATCTACAATGAAGGACTTAACTGTGTCATGGATGGTTACAGACTTGATTATGTCCCTTGTTTTCCAATTGGTGATATAAACAAATTCGTTTACTTTTTGTGTGTCAACTTGAATGTCTATGTTCACTAAAGTGTCAAACTCAACCAATGTATCAGACTTGACAATAAAGGTAGTGTCATTAGCACACCATCCTCCCTTTACTACAACCTTTGCGACTTCTTCAAGTTTATCTTGGTCACGCAATACCTGCTTAACAGGGTTGCACCCAATTAACAAAAGCAATGAAAGACTAATCCTTATTTTCATCCTTCTTAAATATTTTCTCAGCACTTGTCAAACCAAGGCAACCAAATGCAAGAGCAGACACAGAGTAAACAAGTGCTTCTGATGGTTCAGTTTCGTAGAATGAGTTATGGTACATTGTAACGCAGATGATGACTACGCAAGTAAAACCGCAAAGTCGCTTCATTGATAGTCTGCCGTTCTCTTCACAAAAAAATTGTTTCATTGATTTTCAGTTGAGTCAATTGATGAAATGGAATCGGTAGAGGTTTTCTTTCTACCCCAAAAGTTTGTCTTTTCCTTGATGATAATGGTATCTCTAATTGTAATAGTCTTAACTATTTTTGCATCCTCTTTTAACTTAGCATTTTGCAATTTGATGCTTAATACGTTTA